CTCCTTGATTTGCCGTTAGAAAGAGGTGTGAATCCATATGTAGATGACAATCATCCGCTTAGATTAGCATGTTGTTACGGACAAACGGAAATTGTTCGTATGCTCCTTGAACTTCCGTTAGACCGTGGAGTGGATCCAGCTGCATGCGAAAATGTAGCAATTCAACATGCATGTGCACACGGCCAAACGGAAATTGTTCGTTTGCTCCTTGATTTGCCGTTAGAAAGAGGTGTGAATCCATCTGTAGATGACAATCATCCGCTTAGATTAGCATGTTGTTACGGCCAAACGGAAATTGCGCGTTTGCTCCTGGATTTGCCGTTAGAAAGAGGCGTAGATCCATCTGCGGTCGATAATTCTGCGTTTCGGTCTGCGTGCGAAAACGGCCATATGGAAATCGTTCGTTTGATCCTTGATTTGCCGTAAAAAAAGAGGCGTAGATCCTGCCATATTTAACGGTTAAGTGCTTCGGTCTGCGTGCGAAAACGGCCATATGAAAATTGTCCGGCTGCTCATTGATTTACCGCCGGAAAGAGGAGTTTCAGCGAATGCAGCACTTCGAAACACAATCGGCCACACTGAAATTGTCCAAATGCTGCTTCAAGCGAAAAATGACCGTTGTTGGACACATTACATTTTGGTATGAATTGCATTGCGAATCAAAGAGACGATGAACAACTTCAACTCTTACGCACAATTGCGCGAACGACGGCGTTGGTGACACTTCACTCCGGTGACATTTGGCAAATGCGAATGATACTTGAAGATGGTCTGAATGTCGATGACGAAACATTTATTGCAGCATGTAAAGACGGACATACAGAAATTGTTCGCGTGCTGCTGGATTTGCCGTTGGATCGAGGCGTGAATCCAGCAGCACGCAACAACGAAGCATTTCTAAATGCATTCACGAACGGTCACGTGGAAATTGTGCGTTTGCTCCTGGATTTGCCGTTGGAAAGAGGTGTTGATCCTACCATGGACTCCAATTGGGCGCTTCGGCACGCATGCTTTTACGGGCGAACGGAAATTGCGCGTTTGCTCCTCGATTTGCCGTTGGAAATAGGCGTGAATCCTGCTGTCTTTGACAGTGCTACATTAACGGGAGCAAGCATTCAGGGACACACAGAAATTGTGCGTTTGCTCCTGGATTTGCCGTTGGAGAGAGGAGTGGATCCAGCAGCGGGCGATAATTACGCGTTTCGGATGGCAATCGAACGCAAACACACGGAAATTGTTCATTTGCTCCTTGATTTGCCACTGGAAAGAGGCGTAAATCCAGCTGTGAACGACAATGCACCACTTCGAATTGCAATCGGGGCCGGCCAAACAGAGATTGTCCGGATGCTCCTTGATTTGCCGTTGGAGAGAGGAGTGGATCCCGCTATATATCACGGTATTGCGGTTCGGTTTGCGTGCGGATGCGGTTATACGGAAATTCTCCGTCTATTACTCGATTTGCCGTTGGATCGAGGCGTTTCAGCGAATGATAATACTGCGCTCGACTTCGCGATTCGCAATGGATGTATGGAAATTATTCGTATGCTCCTTGATTTGCCGCTGGAAAGAGGAGTTGACCTAACATCAGGTGAAAATCGCGCACTTCGAACCGCAACTATCGTCGGTCAAACGGAAATTGTTCGTTTGTTCCTTGAGTTGCCGTTGGAAAAAGGCGTGAATCCAGCAGTAAATAACAATGAAGCGCTTCGTTCTGCAAGCATCAACGGGCACACGGAAATTGTTCGTATGCTTCTCGATTTGCCGTTGGATCGAGGAGTGGATCCTGCAGCGGATGACAATTATGCGCTCCGAGAAGCCAGTGCCAGGGGACACACGGAAATTGTTCGGTTGCTCCTTGATTTGCCGTTGGAAAGAGGAGTGGATCCTGCAGCAAGCGACAACCACGCACTCCAATTAGCAACTGCGCATGGTCATACGGAAATTGTCCGTTTGCTCCTGGAGCTGCCACCAGAAAGAGGCGTAAATCCAATTCCCAGAACAGTTTAAGAACAGTCAATTCAAATTTTTCGGAACAATGTCCAGACTTGCAATAACACGGGAACAGCACGCGAAAAAATGACCACCATCGAACACACAACGTTTTGGTATGAATGCGAATCAAGGATACGATGGACAACAGTCACTCCAACTCTTACGCACAATTGCACAAACGACATCGGTGGTGTATCTTCATGCTGTTCAAGACGTTCTGCTTTTGCAACTGATGATTGAAGATGGTGAAACTGTTACAAACAAAAGGTTTATTGATGCATGTTCTCATGGACAAACGGAAATTGTGCGTTTGCTACTTGATTTGCCGCTGGAAAGAGGGGCTGCTGCATGCGGCAATGATGCGATAATTTCGGCATGTGAATACGGACATACCGAAATTGTGCGTTTGCTCCTTGATTTGCCGCTGGAAAGAGGCGTGGATCCAACTGCAAACGAGAATGAGGCGCTTCGGTGTAGTTGTGTACGAGGACACATGGAAATTGTGCGTTTGCTCCTTGATTTGCCGCTGGAAAGAGGCGTGGATCCAACTGCAAACGAGAATGAGGCGCTTCGGTGTAGTTGTGTACGAGGACACATGGAAATTGTTCGTTTGCTCCTTGATTTGCCGCTGGAAAGAGGCGTGGATCCAACTGCAAATGACAATCAAGCGCTTCAATATACAAGCTTTCGCGGACACACGGAAATTGTCCGTTTGCTCCTTGATTTGCCGTTGGACCGTGGGGTGGATCCAGCAGCAAATGACAATCAAGCACTTCAGTGGGCAAGCCAACTCGGACACACGGAAATTGTCCGTTTGCTTCTTGATTTACCGCTGGAAAGAGGCGTAAATCCTGCAGCGAACGACAATGCAGCACTTCGAAATGCATGTTACGGACACACGGAAATTGTTCGTTTGCTCCTCGATTTACCGCCAGAAAGAGGTGTGGACCCTGCAGCAGGCAATAATCGACCATTTCAGATTGCATGTTTCAACGGACACACGGAAATTGTTCGTTTGTTCCTGGATTTGCCACCAGAATGTGGGGTTGCGCCAGCTGCAAACAGCAATTGGGCATTTCAGTTGGCATGCCTCAACGGACACGCGGAAATTGTCCGGTTGATTTGCCGTTGGAAAGAGGCGTGCGGCAGCACTATGATTTGTAAATCGTAGCGGACACACGGAAATCACTGCAGCAGTAGAAAATTGACCATGGACGGTTTGCGTCAAGAAAGAGTCTATGGACGTTTTTCTTCTGAACGTATTACGCACAATCGCGCAAACAACTGCACGGATAACACTTAATGCAGCCATAAAATCCGGTAACATATGGCGGGTGCATCTGGTACTTGAAGAAGATGGTATTGACGACGACACATTTATTACCGCATGTAGAGACGGCCAAACGGAAATTATTCGTTAACTCCTGGATTTACCGTTGGAAAGGGGAGTTAATCCAGCTGCGAACGACAATGCGGCATTTCGAAATGCATGTTACAGCGAACACACGGAACTCGTTCGTTTGCTACTTGATTTACCGTTGGATAGGGGAGTTAATCCAGCTGCGAACAACAATGCAGCACTTCGATTTGCATGTGCGCACGGTCATACAGAAATTGTTCGTTTGCTCCTCAATTTGCCGTTGGAGAGAGGGGTGAATCCAGCGGCCATCGACAATAACGCGCTTCGAGTCGCATGTTCCTACGGACAACCGGAAATTGTTCGTTTACTCCTTGATTTACCGTTAGAAAGAGGAATAACTCCAGCATCATTAAACATTGCCGCGCTTATATCTACGGGTTTCTACGGACATACGGAAATTATGCGTTTGATTCTTGATTTGCCGTTGGAAAGAGGCGTTAATCCAGCAGCGAGCGACAATTATGCACTTCGGGATGCAGTCAAATTCGGACATACGGGAATTGTTCGTTTGCTCCTGGATTTGCCGGCGAATAGAGGCGTGGATCCTGCTATGAACAGCAATGTTTTACTCCAGAATGCAAGCGAATGTGGACACACGGAAATCGTTCGTTTGCTACTTGATTTGCCGCCAGAGAGAGGCGTGAATCCTGCAGCGAACGACAATGGTGCACTTCGGTGGGCAAGCCGAAACGGACACACGGAAATTGTTCGTCTTTTACTTGATTTGCCGCCAGAGAGAGGAGTTGATCCATCTGTATGCAACAATGCAGCACTTACACGCGGTCACACGTAAAAATGACCAACATCATTTGGCGAACAATGTGTTGACATGGACCTTGAACACGTTTCACGAATTGGAAAAGCGGCCGAAATGCCACTAAACATTTTACGCACAATTGCGCAAACACCTGCGTTGGTGACGCTAGATGCAGCCATAAAATCCGGCGACATGATGCTAGTGCATTTGGTACTTGAAGATGGTGCGAGTGTAGACCACGATACATTACTTACCGCTTGTAGACACGGCCAAACGGTCATTGTTCGTTTACTCCTGGAAAAAGGCGCAAATCCTGCATCAAAAGACAATCAAGCACTTCGATGTGCGTGTTGTAACGGACACACGGAAATTATTCGTTTACTCCTTGAGCTACCGCCAGAGCGTGGAGTAAATCCAGCTGCAGACGACAATGCAGCACTTCGGTTTGCAAGTGCATATGGGCATACTGAAATTGTTCGTTTGCTCCTTAATTTGCCACTGGAAAGAGGAATTGATCCATCTGCATACGACAATGAATCACTTCGAATGGCATGCATATACGAACAACCGGAAATAGTTCGTTTGCTCTTAGATTTGCCGTTGGAAAGAGGTGTGGTGATAGATTACGAGCATGAGCTTTGTAAAGCGTGTTATTGCGGACGAACGGACATTGTTCGTTTGATCCTGGAGCCAGAGAGAGGCGTGAATCCTGCAGCGAGCGACAATCAAGCACTTCGGTGGGCAAGTCAAAACGGACACACAGAAATCGTTCGTCTATTGCTTGATTTGCCGCCAGGGAGAGGAGTTGATCCGTCTGCATGCGACGACGATGCTGAACTTACAAGCGGTCACACGTATATTGTCCGTATGACATGCGAAAAAAATGACAACCATCGTTTGGCAGACAATATTTTGGCATGGACCTTGTTGAGGATTCACGAATTGGAAAAGCGGCCGATATGTCACTAAACATTTTACGCACAATCGCGCAAACAACAGCATTCATGTCACTTGACGCTGCCATAAAATCCGGCGACATAGGGCAAGTGCATCTGGTACTTGAAGAAGATGGTGCGAGTGTTGACGACGACACATTTATTACCGCATGTAAAGACGGCCAAACGGAAATTGTTCGGTTGCTCCTTGATTTGCCGTTGGACCGTGGGGTTAATCCTGCAGCAGATGACAATATTGCATTCCGGTTAGCAAGTGATCGTGGCCATACGGAAATTATTCGTTTACTCCTGGATTTGCCGTTGGAGAGAGGCGTAAATCCAGCTTCACGAAACAATCAAGCATTTCGGGTTGCAGCCCGAGGTGGATTCGCGAAAATCGTTCGTTTGCTCCTTGAGCTGCCGGTTGAAAGAGGAGTTGATCCTGCAGCGTTTGACAACATTGCACTCCGGTTAGCAATTGATTGTGGCCATACGGAAATTGTCCGTATGCTCCTTGATTTACCATTGGAAAGAGGCGTGGATCCAGCTGCACTCAACAATTACGCACTCCGGTGGGCATGTTCTTACGGATACACGGGAATTGTTCAGTTGCTCCTTGATTTGCCATCGGAAAGAGGTGTTGATCCAAACGATAATCAAGCAATTCATTATGCAAAGTTCTACAAATATACGGAAATTGTCCGTATGCTGCAAGCGAAAATTGACAACCGTTAGGGCGAACAACGTTTTGGTATGGATATCGCAAAAACACGAGAATTAATCCTACATCGGATCTTTCGCCATTAAACACATTTTACGCACAATAGCACAAACAACGGCGTTAATGGCGCTTGATTGCGGGGGGAATATTTGGCTGGTGTGTCTGGCAATTGGAGATGGTTTTGGAACGCTCGTTGCAGCGTGTGAGCGTGGCCGGGTTGTTCGTTTGCTCCTTGATTTGCCACTGGACCGTGGCGTGCGGCAAACGGCAACCCCTCGCTCTAAAAGCAACAATTTGTCAAAATCAAATTAAAAGTTGCGTATAGAGAATGCGTTCACGAGGGCGAGGACAACGTGGAGGAGGCCAATGCCCGACGGGTTTTGTCTGTTCAGATTCGACAACTATTGTTTTGGTTGTATTTGTGGTGCTTGCAGTCTTTGGCGGCATGTTTTGGTATCTGCAAAATCAGCAATCACCGACACCGACACCGACACCGACACCGACACCAAAAATCTACGTAGTACAAACGGACGCTGTTGCCTCACCTGGAATGGGTCCGCCCACTCAGCATTTACGTCCAGATTTGTATCCTGAGCCCGTCCAGCGACTTGGTGCAGCATTTCCCCAACTCCGCAATCGTCGAACCGCCGGACCCATTTCACAAATTGGAATTCTAACGGCTGAAGGCGGTTCATCCGGTTCTGCTGCGCCCGACAGAACCATTTTGCCTCTTTACGGGCGTGAATTGGATGCCCGGCGCAATCGTTGGAATTATTACACACGTACAGACGGCATGAATCCCGTTCAAGTGCCAATACGCGTTAAAAACCGCATTTGCGACGATGACACAAATGGGTGTGAAGAACTCGGCAATGATGATACGGTTCACATTCCGGCTCTTGGGCGAAGTTTTACATCCACCGTCTATCGCAAAAGTGTTTTCGGTTAAACGCAACACGGCGACTATTGCGTGAAAGATAGAGTATGGCGGATATACGATTAACGTGTGAGGAAACTCCTCTCAAATGGCCGGCAACGGTGGCACTTGCAGACATTCCCGTATGCTCAACATGTGCGATTCAAATCCATGCACCGCATTCCGGTTCACTCCAAATTTTAACGCGACGTGCAGGCGACGGCGTGGGTGACGGTGTTAATATTGAAGAAAGCAATTCCGTTGGAGCCGATTACCGCGCCCAGCGTTACACATTGGATGAAGCGATTTTGAATGTACCCGGTCTTCACGTGTTTCCTGGACAAACGGGTGTTTATCCCGCCGAATATCATCTACACATGAAAACGTACAGTGCTCCACAACGTGAAATTACGGTTGTGATTCCTGCAAGTCACCATGCAAAAGATGCGGCAAAAGATGTTGCCAAAGCCGGCGCAGCATATTTCGCCGCAACTGCAGCGAAGCCAGATCCTGCAGCAACACGCCCGACTCTGGAATCGTTGTTTACACCTGGTACGCGAGTTCTTCAATATCAAGGACCTGATTTGCGTGGGCGCACAGAAACGAATCCAACGGCACTTCCTCAATGTGCATCCTCCGACCGCCAATTCTTGTTGGTGCTCGATCCGGTGTCGATACGTGCAACGGATTTGGAGAGAATTCCACGTGAAGGGTCCTTGTCGACCAATCCCCGAGATTTGCCGGCATTGGGTGCAAAACCTACAAAAACGGTCACAAAAGACCGTTTGATGCGCGTAACATCGGTGGCAGTTCCCGGAATTGGGGGGGAAACGGCGGCAACCACAGCAGCAAAAAAAACGGAAATTGAATGTAAACCGTTGCGTGTCGTGGATGGTCGCGATGTCGTGGATATTTCGGGGAAAACAGTGGATGTCACGACATTGTTTGGCACCGCGGGGGCATCAGGGGCATCAGGGGCATCAGGGGCATCAGGGGCTGCAGGGACATCAGGGGCATCAGACACGGCAGACGCAATGCGCAAACGAATTTGGCAATGGGCAATGGCATGTATTTTGTTCGTAGGCGTGTGGCTCGGATTGATTCTTTCGCATCGGCTCTTTGCCCCCATTTGGTCGTGGGTGTTTACGGGCAACACACATGTTTGGGATGAAAAAATCAAAAATCTGATTTTTATTGGCATTGCCGTTAGTGTCGCATCCTCTCCGATTTTATCACACGCTGGAATTCAGCCATCCTGATAAACGTCGTGTAAGAGTAAGGAAATGCGTGAAATTCTCGTCGGAGGAATTTTATTCGCAGTGATATTGATACTTGGAAAAGTTGTTATGGGGAGTCCGTGGTTTCGTCTGCAAGAGGGATTTTCATCCGGTGTATTTAATTCTACAACGGAATGTCCAGCGGGTTCAACCATGTATATGTATGGCGGTGCTGCGTATTGTTGCTCGGGTCAAATTCGCCCTGATGCGGATCGCGCGCAAAATTCATGCAAATTGATGTGGACGCGTCCGGATTCAAATACGACACCGTCGCCAGTGTTTTGTACGCTCGGACCAAGTAAAGACGGCATTCAAAATTGTCTTGCGGAAAGAGGAGGTTTAATGCAATCGCAAGGAGCAACCGTTTGCCCACCACAAATGCCCAATTTTGTCATGGACCCTTCAGGAAACAGCCGTTGCTGTTCGGGGCCGGGCAATTCAGCTCAAACTCAATGTCTGGATCCAAATGCGCCATCGTGTGCACCCGTTACCGGAAACATGTTTCTCGGTCAAACAAGCTGTCAGCTTCTCCGCGCTCAAGCCACAGATGGGCCGTGTCCTACGGGTTTTAATGCGCAAATGGGATCCATGTCTCTTACAAATGCTAACGGATCATCGTCCATGTTAAATGTGTATTATTGTTCGAATCATTCGTCGAATTGTTATTCGCCTGGAATAATTGCACGATTGAATGCACTTGGGTACAATACGAAGATTTTGCCTGTTTGCACTTGAATTAAATTTCGCATCAGGAAATAGAGCATGAACTTACGGGAGCGTTACAATCATTGTGTTGTGAGGTCAACACCCGCGTTGGGCAAAAAAGCGGCAACGGAATTGTGCGGACAAACGATTTATGCAAGCCGGGGATTTACACGTAAAGCGAATTCAAACACGCGCCGAACTCTGCGCAAACGAAAGGTGCTTTAAATGTTGCGTTTTTTTTCTTCATTCAATATTAAATAAACATTGAATGACGATTTGGCGGCGGGATTAGCCGGGATTAGCCGGGATTAGCCGGGATTAGGCGAGATTAGGCGAGATTAGGCGAGTCCGGGATTAGGCGAGATTAGGCGAGTCCGGGATTAGGCGAGATTAGGCGAGTCCGGGATTAGGCGAGATTAGGCGAGTCCGGGAAGAACCATCGCGATAAGGATGAGCAAGCCCAGCGTGTGGAGCATATCCGGGATAGGCTTTGCGACAGTCAACACGCGTACCAGCACCGTATTCCACAGCCAGCGAACAACAAAGAGCTGCAGGAGAACGAACGCGATGACAAGAAGGAGTGCGGCAAAAAACGCAAGACCCACCTCATCCGCGGTAGACGTCCCCTTAAACGCATCAACAACACCCGAACTGGACAACACTTGTTTGTAAAGGCCTCCGTACATTTGTCTATATCCAATGCAAAGAATTTTCTTACGACATAGTTGAACCTGCATCACCCATAGGTTCCAACGTGAGTGTCTCCGTATTACGAACGGGACGCTTTTCATCCAAAAACGCGACACACTGTTTCGCCATTTCCTGATTTCCTTTGAAAAACAATGTTAGTGTGCTCAATAAATATTTGGTTGTGATTGAACTTTTGCTCGTTTTTTCTCGACGTGCCGCGACTCCAGCGGGTGTATTTACCACTCCCACTTTCTTATCTTTCATCATATCTGCAACCATTTTCTTGATTGCTTTAATTCGCTTGTTTTTCTCCTTCGCTTCAGAATTCAACACTTTAACTTCATCCTCGAGAACGCGCCAATCACGAATTAACGTAATAAACTGCTGCTTGAACGTCAACACTTCATCGTCGCCCATCCTTGTGAGGGTCAGGGTGTTTCGTGTTTAAGTCCGCGTTTGAAAATTTGACAGTCGGAAACCCTTGACGAAAAGACAAACAATGCAAACCTCCCGTAAGGATTTTGCGGAAGCAACTGTGCGAAAATTCATGACAGTTCTGTTTATTCAGCGCGCGAAACGGCATTTAGCGGTGTTGGCTGCACAATACAAGTGGACTGCTGTAGAACTTGAGGAAAACGAACGACGTTTTATTCAAGATCACAAGTTTGTTCCCGTGTTTTTATCCGATGAATCAAAACCGTTGTATTTTATGTCATCGTCGCCTTAATTAAAATACAAGCGCACACGGTCGCGAATCTGAACACGGCAAATGTAGCACGCGGTCATTTGCGAACGACAACATTCTTCACAAAACACGTGCCCACACGGTGTCATTGCCAAGCAGACAGGTCGCGTCATGCAAATTGTGCACGTGGGTGCTGACGATGTCTGTTGAAACCCAATGAGCGACACGAGCCCCTTAAGGATTGAGAACCGTTTGTACTGCTCTGACACTTCCCTAAAATCAGGCTCAATATCAATTTTGTCAAGTACACTGTCCAGATATTTGCGCATGGGTTCCGCAAGCTCCGCCAGTTCCGGCGTTGGTTCCAAAAACATTTGACCATTCACGCGACTAACAACTGTTTCAAGCCGTTTGAGTTTTTCTTCCAATTGTCCCTCCGCAGTTGACAATGCCGTCGCCGTATTCACATACAATCTCACGGTCCTACGGAGTGTTTCACGCAATTCCGTTGGATGAACGCCAAGCTCCGATTCCAGATCAGCCATTGCTCCCGAAATATCCGTTGTAAGCGATAAATCACGAATGTACGACGGCGGTGATGTGCGTGAAAACTTGGCCAACAATTCGGTGCACCGGTGCTCAATATCAATGTCGGGTGTTTGCGTGATCAGAAACGATGCAATGCGGCTATTCTGTTTGGTTAAACAGTCTTGAAGCTGACGGCGCCATGTCTTAATAAACGACCGTTCATCTGGCGTCGGGATTTCATGCAAGTGTCTGTCGCGAATTGCGTGAATTGCAGGGGTCATTGGACCGACGTCTTCGTCTGCCATTCTGGTTTTACGGGTGATTTTGCTTGGGGCGAAAAATTGACGCGTTTACTGCGTTAACGCAGTTAACTGCGTTATCACCATGGGTTGCGATTATTACATGCGATATGTTCTGGATGTGTGCAAAGCGGATGGTTCAACAACCGTTGTGTACATTGGCGATGTGGTTCAAATCTTTTACAATGAAAGTGATGAAAGCGATGAAATTCTTGTCGCGCGCTTAAATGAAAGCGCTCGAAAAGAATGTTTGTTTGCAAACGGTAAGTGGATGTCCGAACCACGTCTTCTTGATGGAATTCAAGGCGGTGCTACACACATTCAATGGCGAGAGCTGTTTGTTGTGCGAGATTAAAACTGATCGAGGTTTTTGAAGAGCGACAGCGATGTTAAATCGCATCAATAGCTGCGTCGTCCAGTTCCTCCTCCTCCTCGACATTCTCTTCGCGATCAAAAATGTCGTCGTCATCCTCGCCAGCAGTCTTTGTCAACAAAAGATTGCGGTGAATTCCCGATTCCTTACGGATTTTGTTGATGTGACCCGTTGGAAACTTGGCGACAATGTCCGCGATTTCTTTGCGCCCAGATGCCAATACCGCAGCCGTCGAAGTGGGGGCATCGGTTTCTGCCGTTGCTGTAAATGGGGATTCGTCGCCCGCTTCGAATTCTCGAAAGCACACGAGAACGATATCGCCAACCTCAATCCATTGACGACCCCGTTTGTGACACAGTGTTCCGCGGATTTTACAGACACGCTCAATTCCATCATTGCAAAAGCACAGCACACGGCGCTCTCCCAACAAACGGATGACTCGCGCATAATCTTGACCAGGCTCTTTCGTAGAAAATTTGCCGACTTTCTCGTCAAGTGTTTGGACGGTTTTTTTACCCTTTTTGTAGGCTTTGCCTCCGCGCATATTCGGGGGCATTGTACATGTATGTGCCATGTTAACTTTAGACTCGACACACGGCTTCTTGATGTTGAAGCAGTTTTCAATTTGAAGAGCAAGAAGCCTCGAATGCACGTTTCGCATTCTTGCGCGCAGACTCCTGCAATTCTGCCGTTGGAGCATTCAGCATACACCGTACAAGTGCATCGTACGCCACATCAAAGTGTCCAAGCGCAAATGCAACAATCGCCAACTCGTTATCAAATCCCCATGCATACACAGCAGGTGTAACGAAATTGTCCGTTTCCCGCGGGACACGGTTTGTCACGGCCATCGCCAACGCATAAATCTGTCGAGATGGCCGCAAACCCGCGTTACGACGACATTCAAGCAGGGTAAACGGTGCTTCGAGACGCCACGGGCACAATTCGACCGCTTCCCATGCAAGCGTCAATTGACGAACAGGGTCTTTAATCAACACAATTAAATTCACACAAACCATATACCGTTCTTGAACGGAATCCGACGGATGTTCCATGTATTTCTCGTATACGCAAATGGCCACGTCCATGAGTCCCGCATCCCGATAACTTTGTGCCAAAAAAAACAAATTGCGTTGCGTAGGTGGTTCGGTCGACATTAATGCAGCATCTTTTAAAAATTTAGCAGGGTCACGGGATCTGGATCCTTCGCACCGTGTGATCATGTATGTCTCGGGTGGCCATGTTGCAAGTGTGGGATTTTCGGTTTCCGCTTTTTCGTGAATCCGCCCCTCGTAATGCCATCCGCGCCCCATACGGAACACTTGAACCCTATAATGAACATTGTGACCATGTTGTAAACGCACCAGCATACCGTCAACATCAAGCGTCCACATGTTTTTGGGTGGAGCGCCAACCAAATTGTCGTCGGCGTCAAGCATAATTGCCCAGTCCATACGGCCCTCGCACAACGCGAGAGCTTCCGTGCGGTTTTTGCCAAAGTCAACCCACGGTCGCGACACAATTAAACCGGAGGAAACATCACGCAAAACATCTCGCGCGATGTCGAGTGTTCGGTCACTTGAACCCGTGTCTACAATCACGTACGTATCGATGAATGGGAGTGCCGAGCGGAGTGCGCGTTCAATCACGGCTTCCTCGTCGCGCACAATCATGACAAGGCCCACGGAAACCATCTTTACTGGCTCCAGCGATGATTCTCGAACAAAATTACCGCAGGGGCGAAAAATTGACAGCCGTTGAAAGAGTAAAGTAGTATAATGATGACACGTTGCGTAGGCGTTATCGAATTTGCATCGAAATATCGTTACGGGGTTACGAGTCGTGGTGCCCCCATGTACTTGTTCAAACCGTATGATGACACACTGCCGGATTTTATCGTAGGTAGTACGGAGCGCGACACGTTGCGAAATCGAATTGCAGTTGTTGATGTGCCCGATATTACGACGCCGAAATCACGTGGACACCTTGTGCGACTTCTTGGACCCGTTGGAGAATATGCGGCTGAACGGGAAGCTTTGCAACTCCATTATTGGCCGGCTGCAAGTGCTCCTCCAAGTGCTCCTCCAAGTGCTCCTCCAAGTGCTCCTCCAAGTGCTCCAAGTGACGCAGAACGTGAATACATTGATGCAGCACACGGATGGACCGTTTTTCATATCGACCCTCCAGGCTGTCGCGACATTGATGATGCCATTGCGTTTCATCGTGAATCTGGAATGTGGGCCATCACCATTGCGGATGTTGCAGCCGTAATTCCTTACGGTTCAGCACTGGATTTAGCTGCATGCGCGCAAGGTGCAACGGCATATGATTTGGACGGGCGCGTTGTGGTGCCCATGTTGCCACCGTCCATGAGTGAAGATGCTGCGTCTCTAATACCTGGACAGCGTAGACGGGGTGTCACACTGTTCCTTGGAACAGAGGACCGGTTGGCTCGCACGTGGATTACGGTTGAACACTCGTTTACATATGAGTCGTTCGTTGATTCGGAAATTGCAGCCACTGGACCGCGGCAAGATCCGCATGCGTGGATCGAAGAGCTAATGATCCGGTATAATGTTGCCGCTGCGAAAGAATTGGTGCGACGTGGAATTGGGCTCTTGCGAGTTCAGGCGCCTGCGGAACCCGTTGAACTTCCCGTGGAACTTCAATTTCTTGCCAACGAAGTCGCAGAATATAGCCCCGTAGGTGGTGCAAAAACAGAGCATGCGGGTATTGGTTCAATCTACTGTCATGCATCATCCCCGTTGCGTCGGTATTCCGATCTCGTGAACCAACGGATACTTGTGGGTCTTGTGAGCGAGGATGTTGACTTTGCGGCGCTCGCCGTGCACCTCAACAATCGCGCAAACGTGAATCGCCGTTGGACTCGCGATTTGACCTTTCTCACGCATGTAACACCGGGACGCGTTCATCAAATCGATGTTCTGTGGTTTTCTGCAACACACGTGTGGGTTCCTGCATGGAAACGGCGCATACGCATTCAACACGATGGTCCACGAGATACGCGTATCTTGATTTTCTGTGATCCTACGCGCCGCAATTGGAAGCAACGGGTGTTGACCGCTGTTGCGGGATAAAAATTGATGTCCTCGTTTTGGCGGCACATGGTACGCGATGGCATCTATGGAATTCGTGGCAATTATGACGCATCGCGACGAACATGGTGCGTCGAGTTTTTTCGTTGGAACCTTTACAACAGCCAAAGTTGCATGGGCCGCCATTCTTGCCAGCGAAATCTTTACGTTCGGATTTCGCGATTGGCATAAATTAGTTCCAGACAATCCGGACAATCCGGACAATCAAAACATCTATTCTTTCCCAACACAGGATGTGGTTGCGTGGGCAATTCACCAAGATACGCATTTGGATTCTGTTCGCACTCTGGCATCCGCCATGGTAGATTATCGCAATGAGGCAGAAAAGAACAATGGAGAATTTTCATATTATACTATCATCGAAAGAACTGCGGGTGCGTGGGATGGTCCAGCAGTTCTTGCGGAATCCTTTGACTGAATTCGCCAACGCAAATCACCCCCAATAAAGTTTTTCAACACTTTTTGCATGAATTTCTTACCAGACGTCTGAGGTTGAGTGTGTCGCTGGATTAACTCCACGGTCTAACGGCAAATCAAGGAGCATACGAACAATTTCTGTGTATCCATTATGACTTGCTATTCGAAGTGCGTCATTGTAGCATGCAGACGGATTCACTCCACGGTCCAACGGAAGTTCAAGAAGTAAACGAACAATTTCCGTGTGTCCGTTTTGGCATGCCATTCGAAGTGCATAATTGTGGTATGCAGATGGATTTACTCCACGGTCTAGCGCAAGGAGCATACGAACAATTTCCATGTGCCCTCTGCCGCATGCATATCGAAGTGCCTCATTGTCGTTTGCCGCTGGATTCACACCTCTTTCCAACGGTAAATCGAGGAGCATACGAACAATTTCCGTGTGTCCGTGTATGGATGTATCCCGAAGTGCCAAATTATTTTTGGCGGCAGGATCAACGCATCTTTCAGCCGGCAAATCAAGGAGCATACGGACGATTTCCGTGTGACCGTTTATGGATGCAGTCTGAAGTGCATCATTGTCGCGCGCGGAGACCCCACAGTCAAGTTCTAGGAGCATACGGACCATTTCGGTTTGTCCGCTAAAACATGCAGATTGAAGCGCATGATTTTCAGCAACGCTTTCACCGTTATCAATCATTAACCTCACCAAAGGCACATTTCCGGATTTAATTGCTGCTTCGAGCGACATTGTTGTGTGTGTATGTGCAATTGTTCGCAAGATTTGAAGCGGTAAAAGGCTGTTCATCTTCGACCGAAAGCCGCAATCCCGAAAGTGTGTCATTTTTTTGGGGTTTTTTCAGCAACAAAAACATGCATGCCATGCTCAGGGATGCTCCGAAATCCTGGTGCCATGAGTTGAGAGACTTTATTTCTAACTGCCACAGACCTCTTTCCGCCGGCAAATCATCCGAACAATTTCGGTATGCTCACCATCACTTGCCGACCGAAGTACTTCATTGTTGCGCGTAGCTACTCCACGGTTCAATGGCAAGTCCAACAGCATGTGTACAATTTCCGTTTATACACACAGCTGTTGAAGCGATGCACCCAGACCTCTTTCCAACGGCAAATTAAGGAACAGACGAACAATTTCTGTCTTCCCGTTTACACACCGAAGTGCCCAATTAACGTTCGTTGTATATTGATATATTTCCAACGGCAAATCCAGGAGTAAACGACAGATTTCTGCAAATCGCACACAGCATAAAGTGCACCATGGATCCGCGAATCAGTCTTTCAGCAGAAAATTAGACTGGAAACATTTGGACTCGGCGAACATCGCGGATCCATGAAAGTGCACGCGTGTCGTTCACACCTCTTTCCGCCGGCAAATCGAGGAGCAAACGAACAACGTCCATGCGTCCATTCGCGCGCGCGGATCTTAATGCCAAATTGTCGTTGGCTGCAGGATTTACGCCTCGGTCTGGCGGTAGCGCAAGGAACATACGGACAATTTCCGTACGTCCACTGACACATGCCCCCATAAGTGCATCATTATTTTTGGCTGTAGGATTCACGCATCGGTCCAACGGCAAATCAAGTAAAAGACGAACAATTTCCGTTTGCCCACGCTCACTGGCGCCTCGAAGTGCCTCATTGTCGCGTGCGGATGGATCAACTCCACGGTCCAACGACAAATCAAGGAGCATACGAACAATTTCCGTTTGTCCGCTGTAACATGCAAACCGAAGTGCCAAATTTTCGTCTGCAGCTGGATTGACTCCACGATCTACCGGAAGTTCGAGGAGCATACGAACAATTTCTGTTTTACCGCTATACCATGCATGTACAAACGATGTAGTGTTGACCATTTCTCCGTTATCAATCATTAACCACACCAAAGGCGCATTTCCAGATGTTATTGCTGCTTCGAGCGACATTGTTTCATGTGTCTGTGCAATTGTTCGCAAAGATTTTAAGAACATTTATTGCAATGCGATATGTGCAATTCAGACGGGTCGTCATTTTTTCCTGCGATGAACACCAAAAAATTCCCTAAAAGCGGAAACGAATTCTTTTCCCTATAATTCAACAATCCCACCAAAGGTCGGTCGTTTAAGATGAATTAAACTTCTTAATCCCATTTTGTACGCGGACTTAAACCATGGAGTTTCAAGCATTTTGCGAATTTCACTAAATCCACATTCCAACCGTAGCGCACAATGTTCATCTGTTGGTGGATCTACGCCTCTTTCAGATGGCAAGTCTAATAGCATGCGTACAATTTCCGTCTTCGCATGAAGCAATGCGTTGGTGCAGCATGCAGATGGATCAACGCCTCTTTCTAACGGCATCCGTACAATTTCGATTTGTCCGCAACGCTTCTCGGAGGTTGTTATATGTTGTCAGATCGACAAAGGGCATTAATAAACGAAAAAGTTCTATGTTTCCACTGCGACATTGTGAAGCTAATGCAGAAATGTGAACATGAACACCTCGTTCAAGAAGTACGCGGACAATGTCTTTGTGTCCTCTTTCGCATTCATTCCCTCTTCCTCCAGATAACAAGTGGTTTGTGTTTTGAATCAAGAAGTGCACGAACAATGTCTGTTTGTCCATGCATGCATGCAAATCGAAGTGCTTGATTGTAATCCGCCGTTGGATTTAGATCCAGCGGCAGTGCAAGGAGCAAACGAACAATGTTTGTGTGCCCATGTAAACATGCTTTTCGGAATTACCACCCGATGTTAGCCTCTTTCTGGCGGTAAATCGAGAAGTAAACGGACAATTTCGATGTTTCCTTTGGCGCACGCGCGCTTAATCGCAATATTGTCGTACATGTCTTCTCCAGCATACAATAATAGCGCGAGTGTTATGTCGTCTGTATCCAGAATATTTAAAACGTCATGCGTCGTTGCGATTTTGCGTAAAATACACAGTGGCTCAAGAACACCTGGCGTCGTTTCAAGAGCATTCAGATTCATGTGTTATTCGCCCAATGTACCCATCGGGTTTGTCAATTTTTACCAGCGATGAACTGGGAAAAGCAACTTTCACATGCGCAATTGTGGACGGGGATCCCGCAGAAAAGACGGCGACAAACATTTCCATGGTTATCAATGGCTTGGTAACGCGGTTGCGATATTAGAAAATTATTGAAATAGCTGTACCAATTCCATGTGTTTATCAATGAAAACACGTTTAAAACTTTCAAATGTCAATGGCATTGAGGGAAATTTTACTAACCATTCGAGTACCTGCGGATGCATGTCATCAAGACGTACGAATCTAAGGCCATTTGTGCTAAATCAGCAAATTTATGATAACGAAAGCAACTGTGCATTGAGTCGGCTAAAATTCCAATTGTAACATTATGGTTGCAATTGAAACTATGTTGGCGACGTCAGGAGTCACGTTTGAAGTCATTGTCGTGGATAACAGTCAATGGGAGTCAATTTGCGATTTGAAGAGCATTTGCGATTTAAAGAAATCTCGCGCGCCGTCGAGATTTACGGCGTGATGAATGCGCCTTCCGTGTTTTGTTGCCACCAACGGATTTGGGTTCCTGTTCCTGTGCTTGTTCTTGTTCTTGTTTGGATTCTTGTTTGGATTCTTGTTTGGATTCTTGTTCTCCAAACAAACCTGAAAAAAACGATGATACGGAATCCATGGTGTCTCTGCCCTGCGTTGCGATTCTCTTAGAACGCAACGTAACGAACGGGAATGTGGCTGTAATATGGGCCTCCAAAGGAAAGACGCGTTGGAAATCCAAAAGCACCGGGAAATCCAGATTCGACGACAATTTCTTTTTCTGTTTCTTTTGTTACCGGGGCATCCGTTAAACGCATTAACACAAGCACTCCAATGCAAAGAATTCCCATCAAAAGTATGATAATTATCGCATTTTCCGTTGACATCTCTCTACTTCTTGTTAACAAAGGCGGTTAAAAAAACAATCGTCGATACCATGGAATTTTTCTCTTCAGCATGCGAACAATTTCCGTATGTCTGTTCGAATATGCGCGATTCACGCCTCTTTCCAAAGGCAAATCGAGGAGCATACGAACAATTTCCGTGTGTCCGTATCTACTTGCATAAACCAATGCATAATTTTCTTCTGCACCTGCTGCCACGCCTCTTTCCAACGGCAAATCGAGAAGCAAACGAACCATTTCCGTAAGTCCGTGCGAACATGCACATTGAAGCACATAATTGTTGTCAGCTGCTGGATTAACTCCTCTTTCCAACGGCAAATCAAGGAGCATGCGAACCACTTCCGTGTGTCCGTTTGCGCTTGCTATTCGAAGTGCGTTATTGTCGTTCGTAGACGGATTCACGCCTCTTTCCAGCGGCAAATCAAGGAGCAAACGAACAATTTCCATGTGTCCGAATTTACATGCGACTTGAAGTGCTCTATCGTCGATCGTAGACGGATTCACGCCTCTTTCCAGCGGCAAATCAAGGATCAAACGAACAATTTCCGTTTGTCCGTTTTGACTTGCGATTCGAAGTGCTTTATTGTCGTTCGTAAACGGATTCACGCATCTCTCAAGCGGCAAATTAAGAAGCATACGAACAATTTCCGTGTGTCCGTTCGAGCATGCCCATTGAAGCGCATAATTGTTGTCAGCTGCTGGATTAACTCCTCTTTCCAACGGCAAATCAAGAAGCAAACGAACAATTTCCGTATGTCCGTATTTGCTCGCATACAACAATGCATCATTGTCGCTTGCACTCGGATCCACACCTCTCTCCAGCGGTAATTCAAGAAGCAGACGAACAATTTCCGTATGCCCTTTACCATACGCCCATCGAAGTGCGTTATAGTCGTCTGTTGCAGGACCTCTTTCTAAATCAACAAATTGACGAACGAGTTCCGTATGTCCATATTTAATAGCGCAAAGAAATGCGTCGTTAATAGCACAAATTAATGCGTCGTTCGCGCAGAGAAGTACCCGAGCAATTTCAGTTTGACCATGTTTGCACGCATACATTAATGCCGTCAAAATCCCCATTGGAACGAAAGGCTTACAACCGCAAATACAGCGAATCCACCACCAACGCACCCCGTAAGAACGTCAGCGACGCCAGTTTTTCAAGGGTCGGTAAGTCGGCGCGTAGAGTTGCTACAGCCCCCCACTCTTCGAGCAAATTTGCTACACGCATCAACCCGCGCTGAAGTGTGCCCTCCATAATTCCGAATTCGGCTGCCAGCACAGACAACGGAACTCCCTGTTGCCAACGCGCCACAACGGCAGGATACACGTCCGACAACTGCCAATCACCATTGTCTCGCCCCTCATCCTGTTGGAACTTACGGGCCTGTGCACGTACTTGATCAATCACATGGAGCACACAAGGATTCGGCCTTGTCGGGAGTTCGCAATCCACGCGGTCGCGTATGAATGCCGCAAGAACACACGGTATTTCATCCGCTGGAATATCTGCCATAAGACCCGACGCAGCCAGCCACGGCATCAAGATGTTGTGACCTTCGTTGACTTCGGTTGCAGCACGCCCCAACGGTGTTAGCTCTTCGCCGTCCAGAAATCCCCACGCAGCCAAACGGCGTTCCTGGGCGTGCGTGGAAATGAGAGGACGACGACGCATTTCGGCAACTGCCGTCGAAAGATGAACCAATGTACTACGAGCTGCCTGGAGTGTTGCGTAGCGCTTTTCGGCTGCGGCAATTCCACCTTTAGGCCAACGGTCTTCGTTTGCAAGCATCCATGCCTGAAGTGCCTGTTTGGCGCGCTTCTGCTTTGCGTTTACCGACGATGCGATGGTTGCTTCCAATTCTGCTTTTGCTGCAATGAGTGGCTCATGGTCAACAGACAATGCATCGACGGCCGTTTGTGCTGCTTGCCAATCGGCCTCCAATTGCGCACGCGCGGCATGCTGTTGGACAGCCCAATACGATTGTGCAGCAATATCGACACGGTCCGTCGACAGACGCATTCGCAACACAAAGTCGTAGCCGAATCGCATCTGTGATTCAAGTGGTGGAAGAGAACCCGTTAGCATCGTACGAAGTGTCGCAGAGTCCAACGGTTCGCGAAGGGGTTCATAAAGCACAAGTCCCTGAGTGTCGAGTCCACGTCGACCTGCGCGACCTGCCATTTGCAGGTATTCATCGGTGCGCAACGGGCGTCGTTGTCCACCGTCTGTCATTTTCTCAAGTTCGAGGAACACCACCGTCTTGGTGGGCATGTTGAGACCCACGGCAAATGTCTCTGTCGCAAACAGGGCCTTGACGTAACCGCGTGTAAACAAGATTTCCACAATTTCTTTGAGAATCGGTTGAACGCCCGAATGATGAAAAGCAATCCCGCGTGCTAACAGTGTGCGCAGAGTGTGGAAATCTGCCGAATGCTCGAGGAACTCACGGTAGCGCGACAAATGAAAATCGAGAATGTGTGTTGCGGCCGCGGCTTCCGTTGTATCCAAGAGTGTGTCTGGAATTGAGTTCGCCAATCGCTCGCATTCGCGACGGCTGAAAACAAAGAACAGTGCGGGAAGCTGCCGGGTAATGCTGAGCCAATCGACCGTCCGTTGGAGACGAGCTGTTGGGCTCAGATTTTCGGCAGCGGCGGCTTTTGACGCACGCAAAGCGACAGCGGCGGCCTCGCGGCTACGGTCGTGATCTTGCCGGTTCCAAAGACCGGCTGTTTTCTGGGTCCCCTTTGCTGAAACAACCTGGCGGTGTGCGGCTGCCGCATCTTCAAGCGCACGTCGACCCGCGAGCCATGTGCCGTAGCCTTCCTCGGAAATCCAGCCACCTCGCGCATCTAATATTGGGCGAACCCTGTATCCTGACGGTGCATCCGCCGCACGCTCGAGTAAACCGTGAACCAACGGAACCACTCGATGTGTGGTTGAAAGGAGCATTGTGGGCCGTTTGTGGAGATTGGCGATCCAGCTTGCCAACGGAATTGCAGACGGGAGTGTGGCCGACAACATGACAAGTTGGAGATCGGGCGGGCAGAGAACAAGCGTTTCTTCCCAGACGTGACCCCGTTCAGGGTCCTGAATAAAATGCACCTCGTCCATAACCACGCCGCCAACACGATCAAGAGAAACGGCTGCACTAAGACCCACGCGCTCCGTTGCCGTTCCCCGTTTGTAGAAAAGATTGCGCAGAATCTCGGCCGTCATAACGACAATGTCCGCGTCAGGACAGACCTTGATATCGCCGGTGAGAATTCCGACAGACGCACTTGGGAACAACCGTTTGAGATCGTGATACTTTTGGTTGGACAGGGACTTAATTGGCGTTGTGTAAAACACCCGTTTACCGCGTGCAATCATGTAGGCGCACATGTATTCACCGGGCAGTGTCTTGCCGCTGCCTGTTTTTGCGGTAATCAGAACATGGCTGCCAGCATGAATCGCGAGGAGCGCGTGTTGCTGGAATGGGTCTAACGGATACTTGGTTGTTAGGGCGAGAGGCTCGGTGGGAGGCCATGCCGCAGGTGCGACCATTGCGTTGGGAACAAGGAGGAGAGGAGAGGTTGACATGGTTGACATGGTTGACGTGGTTGACATGGTTGACATGATTGATTTGGTTAAAACTGTGATGTTGGCATGCGGAGAAAAGGGGGTGTCAATTTTTCGGGGGCCATTGAAGGTCAATGCCGGACAAAAGTTTTAAACAGAGCATCAGACGAACATTCGTTTGTACCACGGAATTCGTGCCTTTAACATTTTACAAATTTCAATATATCTATTTCTTTTCGCCCAACAAAGTGCATAATTGTTGAGTGCTGACGGGTCAATGTCAGACCTCCGTAAAAGTAAACGAACAATTTCCGTGTGTCCATTTTGAGATGCAAACCGTATTGCAGCGTTTTCACGAACAGTAGGATTCATTTCCGGCGTGTTGAAAAGTACACGGACCACCTCGGTTGCACCCTATGTACATGCAGTTATAAATGCCCCATTTATGGTTTCAACAGGAATACGATGTAGCATTGTAGATTCTGTAGATTCTGTATGATTCACGACCTCCCACACAGGAACAACAAGAAAAAATGCATTCTCAAACGACAAATCTAAATGGGTGTCAAGCATACATGGACGATGACGAAGGGCGTTCACTTCGTCTTTAATACTTGGAAGCTGTGGAAAAATATTTGTCGAATACACTCGAAACAGCTTACATCAAATGAGAGTTTTCTTTGAAAAGGGTAATGGAACCATTTCGGAAGCTGCATTGACCAGGTCTCGGCCAGTTGAACCGACTAAAAGCAAATTGCGAAAATAGTCGCCACCCGTGTTTGCTAATTTACACCAAACAGCAATGTCCTGGACTTCAGAAGCAGCTGTTGCAGCCGTTGCAGCCGTTGCAGCGCAAACCGTTGTAGATTTTCAACACTGAAAAGATATTGAAAATTAAAGAAATTCACGCCATTTAAATACATTTTACATTTGCGCACCGACAAAAAACGGCTTCTGGTAGTGCATTGTTCCCGCTTGTTAGCTGCTTAGTCTTCCAGCAGAAAAATTAGACTGGACACATTGGACGGCGGCTGACAAGCGGGATCCATGCTGGTAGTGTGTCCGTTTACTTGATTCGCTTTTTACTATACAAAACGACTCAAAAACAGGAAATTTGGTTAAAAGCATTGCATTCCCTAAATTGCAGCATGATTCACGCCTCTTTCCAACGGTAGTGCCAGGAACATACGAACAATTTCCGTGTGTTTGTATGCGCTTGCATCTTGAAGTGCTTCATTGTCGCATGCAGCCACGCCGCGTTCCAACGGCAAATCGAGGAGCAAACGAACAATTCGCGTGCGCCCATAACGGCTTGCAGCCGTTAATGCTAAATTGCCGTTTGCCCCAGGATTCACGCCTCTTTCCAACGGCAAATCGAGGAGCAAACGCACAATTTTTGTGCGACCATTTGCACATGCAAATCGGAATGCTTCATTTTGCCTTGCAGCAGGATCCACGCCTCTGTTTAACGGCAAATCAAGGAGCAAACGAACAATTTCCGTATACCCACATACACTTGCCCATCGAATCGCTAAATTGTCGCGTACCGCTGGGTCCACTCCTCATTCCAACGGCAAATCAAGGAGCAAACGAATAATTTCCGTATGTCCCTGGCGGATTGCAACCGTTAGTGCGTCATTGTCACGTGCTGCTGAATTCACACCTCTTTCCAACGGCAAATCAAGGAGCAGACGCGCAATTTCCGTGTGACCATTCTCGCATGCAATTCGAAGTGCGAAATTATCGTCTGCCGCAGGATCCACACCACGGTCTGGCGGTAGCTCAAGAAGCGTGTGAACGATTTCAGTTCGCCCGATTGCGCACGCATGAATGAAAATTTCGTCATTCACAATTTCACCATCCTCAATCATTAGCCGCACCAAACATGCGTTACCATCCTGAACAGCAGCGTTTAATGTACATCGCGATGTTGTGCATGCGATTGTACGTAAATTGACGAGAAAACTGAATAATGCTTTAGCCTAGGAAGACCGATGTCTTTAGCGCACACTTTTTAATGTTTATGCGTTATTCTGCATGTTTTGAAAGCATTTTATGCATTTATGTGACAAAATGTCTAAAATGTTTTAGCTTAAAACATCATAGGTCGGTCATCCTACTTTAGCCATACCAAACGATGTTTCAGACGAAGGTGTCAACTTTGTTGGCTTCGACCAAATGAACACCTTCCGTATGTGTGCTTGCAATTCGAAGTGCTTCATTGTCGCATGCAGCCACGCCGCGTTCCAACGGCAAATCGAGAAGCATGCGAACAATTTCCGTGTGTCCTTTTTCGCTTGCAATTCGAAGTGCGAAATTATCGTCTGCCGCAGGATCCACACCACGGTCTGGCGGCAAATCGAGGAGCAAACGAACAATATGTGTGTGACCGTTTTCGCTTGCATAACGAAGTGGTACATTGTTTTCTGCAGCAGGATTCACCCCTCTTTCCAGCGGCAACTCAAGAAGCATACACACAATTTCCGTGTGTCCTTTTTCGCTTGCAATTCGAAGTGCGAAATTATCGTCTGCCGCAGGATCCACACCTCTTTCCGGTGGCAAATCGAGGAGTAAACGCACAATTTCCGTTCGCCCGTATTCACATGCTCTGCGAAATGCGGAATTACTGGTTGCTGTCGGATTTACACCGCGTTCCAACGGTAAATCAATCAGCAATTGAACGATTTGCGTATATCCAATGTCGCAGGCAAGTTTAAATGCGTGATTGTCTCTTGCAGCAGGATTCACCCCTCTTTCCGGTGGCAAATCGAGGAGTAAACGCACAATGTCTGTTTGACCGCGCGCACACGCATAACGTAATGCGTGACTATCATCAACGGACACATCTTCTCCCGCTTCAATTAAGAGTGAAACGAGTGTTACATCTCCAGCTTTAATTAACTCTGTAATCGTTTTTGTGACAGTTGTTTCCGCAATTTTGCGCAAGATGAATAGATTTTTTGCCATGGTGGTATCGGAAGCGAATGTAGGGGGTCAATTTTTATACATGAATCAAACGGGAGACCGCGCATTGTAGTTTTCAAATACCCAAATTTCTGACGAAATCAATGGATTCTCCCCCTCATGAAACGGAAAAAGAATGTGGTGTAGTAGAACAATGTATGCAAGCGATGTCACAGACGCCAAAGTTAATAATTGCTGTAAACCAATTTATCCCTTACATTATGCCGACATTATGCGCCAAAAGCGGTATGATTGCAGATGTCCGTTTTATATCATTGAAAAAATTGAAATTGATGCCAGCGGTTCAGGCTTTGCTGTCGATGATTTTGTTCAATTAAGCAGTGGCACACCCGAACACAGTCAACCACCTGCATTGTATCGCGTGAGTGCTGTTGGCGATGGTGGTATTGTTTCGCTGGTCCCCGTACTTGTGCCCGTGTATGAACGCGCAATTCCATCTCCCCAACCGTTGGTGGCTGTTACGGGGTCTGGTGTGGGGGCTGTTGTGGGGGCTGTTGTAACGGTTAACCAACCGTAGCCGCCTTAAACCCGCGACAGACTATAAATAGTGATGGCATGCGTTAGCTGCTGGGCCCGAGGCAATCTGTTGTGTTATTGTACGGGTGTCCCCATAGCATTGGGAATACCCACATTAGATCCGGAAACTGGGGCGCAAGATATTTTAGCGGCACAGGCACCAACACAGGCGACACGGGAAACGACACGGGAAACGACAACACAGGCACAGGCGACACAGGCACCAACACCCAGTCCAGAACAAACTACAATTTTGGACCTCGTTGCAGCCGGTTCCAACATCGTTGCAGATTGTGTTGCCGGCGCAGGAAAAACCACAACGGTCTTATTTATTGCTGCCGCAAATCCCGGTAAACGCATTCTTCAAGTCACATACAACGCTGCTCTCAAAGAAGAAGTGCGTCGCAAAGCCGTTGATCGCGGTGCAGACAATTTGGTTGTGCACACATATCACAGCCTTGCCGTTAAACATTACGATCCGTCGGCCCACACAGATGCTGGACTCAAACGGGCCCTTGAAGGTAAAATGACGGTGCCCTTGCGCACTCCGTTTGACATCGTAGTCATTGATGAGGCACAGGACATGACACCACTTTATTACACGTTTTTGAAGAAATTTTTGTCCGAAATGTCAGCGGGTCCATTTCAAGGTCAATTGCTGGTATTCGGAGACCGTTTTCAGTCAATTTATGCATTCAAGGATGCCGACCGCCGATTTCTTACATGCGCACCCCGTATTTGGACGAATTCTCGTACGTGGGCGACGGCCACGTTGTCAACGTCATACCGTCTCACGCACCAAATGGCAGCATTTATGAATCAAGATGTTCTTGGCGATGAACGGATTCGCACCGTTAAATCGGGTCCACCTGTCCAGTACATTGTGCTCAACACATTCCGAAGCGGTCGTCTCGCCGATCTTGTAGCCTCGCGTTTGGGAACCCGTGTTGGTGGAGCTCAACTGCGTCCCGCCGACATTTTTGTCCTTGCGCCATCCATTAAGTCTCCACAGTCGCCTGTTCGAGATTTAGAACGTGCGCTCGTTGAACGACGTATTCCGGTGTATTATCCAACATCCGATGATCGCCCGTTGGACGACGCGGCACTTACGGACAAAATCGTATTCTGTTCATTTCATCAAGCCAAGGGGCGTGAGCGAAAGGTTGTTATTGTGTTCGGATTTGACGCCGCGTATTATTTGTTTCATGCAAGTGGCGCGGATGAATCCGTTTGTCCTGAAGCGCTCTATGTCGCGGCCACACGCGCCTCGCATGAATTGATTATTCTTCAACAACGAGACCAAATGCAATTGCCGTGTATGCAAACGCCGTTTGAAAGACTGGACTTGTGTCCGCATTTGCATGTTCGCATTCTTGACAAGCCAAAGCCCAAACAACGAGAAGCAGCGGAAATTGCAATTCCTAAACATTCAACGACTGTAACGGATTTAACCAAATTTTTGCGAGATGATACGGTTGCACGATTGGAGGCACTTTTGAATAGTGCGTTTGTAACGGAGCTTGCACCGCATTATACGACATCCATTCCAACTCAAATGAGTTTCGTGGAGGGGCAAACGGAGGATGTGTCTGACATTGCGGGCATTGCGATTCCGGCGCTGTTTGAGGCCGAAGTTACTGAACATATGGCGACCATTCATCGAGAAGTGCTTGTTGAGCGCGACATTTGCATGGCATCGGGGAAACACCGTATGCTTGTGGCGGCTGCAAGGGGGCTGACGGCTGAAACTGTACCTACCGCTGCACTGTATGCGCGCATTGCTACGTTGTTTGTGTCGTTCAAGGAAGAGATTTATAATCGCACGGCGCAGATTAAATCGTTTGATTGGCTGCAAGAAGCGGATTTGGGGGCGTGCATGGGTCTTATGCGGCGATTGGTTGGTGGTGAAATTGAGGCGGGTGCGGATGATTTTGATGATTTTGATGCCGATGATTTTGATGCCGATGATTTTGATGCCGATGATTTTGGTGACGATGCCGACGCTGACAATGACGCTAACGATGACGACGATGACGCTGACAATGACGCTGACAATGACGCGTCCGATGATGCTGACGATGACGCTGCCCAAATTCCTGTGCGCCCACAGTTTGAATTTGACGTTGAATTGGAAACATCGGAATTCCCCCGTTATGGCAAAGTTACAATTACAGGCCGATATGACGTTTTAACTCCCACAACAATCCTTGAACTTAAAGTTACATCGTCATTAACACTGGAACACCGTTTGCAATTGTTTTTGTATGCATGGATGTGGGCACACGGACCCGCGTCAATGCGCACATTCCGGCTTGTAAATTTGAAAACGGGAGAAGTTCAGGCACTGCAAAATGGATTTGTGACAGCTAACGGTAATGATGTTGTTGCATTGCTGTTGGAAAACAAATATGGACACACGGATGCATTGGAGGAGGATGCGTTTGTTGCAAGGTGTCAAGGTGCTTCTGTCACAGGCGCTTTAACAAGTGCTGCTTCAGGCGCTTCAAACGCAAAAAGTGCCGCTGCAGGCGCCAACAAAGTCACCAAACGACCAATGTTTCGTTCATAAACATGTATTCATTAAGCTCAAAAACCACACTTTTTGATCTCAATGTCCATGAATTAAAACCACATAACCTTGTAGGCGAATGGAAACGATACGTGCACATTTAGCGGCATTGTTGATGTCCCTACAAGATTTGAAGAAACAGTTCGTTTTAGTGGACGAACGCATTCCATCACCCAGTGGCAGTCGTGCATATGATCGTCATCGACGCTTTTTCAAAACATCGCTTGAAACCGCAGCGGAAATTTTGGATGAGGTCGTCCAAGACGATATTGCGGATGAACGTTTTGACACATTAATTTACGACGATTATAATCGCATTTACAAGGAAATTCTTCGCGCGGAAGGGAACCCGTTTGTATTGTTTGGACCAGATACCGATGAAGACGTAATTGTCGATATTCAGCGTTTTTTCGACGAAACACAGATTGCACTCATGGACCTCGTTGAAACCCGAGAAGCCCTAAAAAACATGAAAACAGTTAAAAACACAACGAATTTTCGCGGATTGCGGAAAACGGTTGAATTTAATGCTACAGCTGTAGCCGGACCCTTGACCCGGTATGTCAAGCCCAGACATCGAACAGACATCGAAAATGCTCCACATTTCACGATTCGACCCAACAAATCTGTGCAATCTGCGGCGATTCAGCGTGCATTTCTAATGGCACATGACACACCTTCTTTGCAAGAGTGGTTACGGCGACAGGCATCCTACGTGTCCGAATTGTCGTGGAGAGATAAATGCATGTTACGGGGATATACACATAAAGGGGACGTGTTACTCAATAGTTATTGCCGCGGCAATTTGCGCGAGGATATTACAGATTTGATGTCTTCGTACACAAATGATGCATGGAACAATCAATTCATGCTGTATTTTCTGTTTGAACAATATGATACATTCAAGCGACCGTTGACTCTTCCGCCAAAAGCGCTTCTCGCGACTCCAACGGGTGAATTATCGGAAGAGGGCAAAGAATTGCTCATCAAGGTAATCAAAGGCAATCTGGAGTTTTTCGGTAAGTCGAAAAACATTCTCACACTCTTGGAGCAATTTAAGCGCGATCTTGTCCGCATTATGCTTGCAGCCCCTCGGCGTCGCAAGCCCATCACCGTGTACCGCGGATTTAAACACGAAAAGCATGTGACGAAATTGAAATTTGTGAATCCGGATTTTGTGTCGTCGTCTCTGAGTGTAGCAGCTGCGATGAAATTTTCGCGCATTGGTCCCGACAATTATGGGGGTTTTATGCGCCAACGGGTGTTTGGAGGCGTGTATGAAATCACAATTGCAGCCAATGTTCCGTGCATTTATTTGGAACCTGCAACATTTCACGATGATGAGCAGGAAATTTTGTTTCCTCCAGGAATGACGCTTGAAATGGATGACACCGTCGTGAAGAAAGCGTGGCACACAGAATTAGATGAAACGAATTTTTTGAGCGATAATCCTACGAGTTTGCTGGAGGTTCCGCGAACTGTAGTGGCTGTCGTGCATGTTTCTGTGTCTGCTCGCCCATCCGCTCGCCCATCCGCTCGCTCTCGTGAATCCGCTCGCTCGTCAAGTCGCTCTCGCGCATCCGTAAGACGAACTGTTAAAACCGCCAAAGACAAGCGACTCCAACGTACGTTAAATGTAATGGGTAATTTGGGACAAAACATGTAATGCATCCTTTTCGTTCGTCCTTGTGACATTTAATTAAGGAAACACAATGAATGTGCCGCGATTCCAAACATGTTGATCGTAGTTGACCTTGTAACCAAAAACGGACGCTAAAGTTTATGATTTGGAAAACATTCGACATGTTTAGAAGACGTCAGATGAATCATGCACTTCGGGCAAAAGCTGCGAGAGTGGCTACTGCGTTAGAAGAACTTGAAGCTGCAAATGCTGTTTTTCAGCCATTTATTACGGAGCCATTGGCTCCTCAAATTCCCGGCTGGTTTCCTGGAATAGTGAATCAAAAAATTTGGAACATGCGCAATAAGTTTGAGACAGAGTTGACTCGACTGGACTTACAATTAGAGAAGGCAGCAAACGGGGCAAATAGAACAAATGCAGCAATGAGATCAAACGGAGCAAACACAGCAAACGGAGCAATGAGAGCAAACGGAGCAAACGGGACAAATGCAGCAAACGGGGCAAACAGAACAAGTGCAGCAAACACAGCAAACGGGGCAATGAGAGCAAATGCAGCAAACATGAGACCAACGATGTATCCAGAACTTACGGATGTTGAACTGACTTTGTTTGAGAAAGAAATTGAGTATTTGATGAAGGATGCCAAAGTGCTTCAAGACTGTCCACCATTTACACAAGTTGAATTTAAAAATGCGGTTGAAGGCGGGAATGCAGATGCGGTGCATTTATTATTACACGACCCAACAATAGACCCGACAGTTAAATTCAATTATGCAATTCGCAATGCATGTGAAAACGGTCATTTAGACGTAGTCAATGTGCTACTCGCAGACTCTCGTGTAGACCCGACAGCAGGCGACAATCTCGCAATTTGCGTTGCAAGTGTAAACGGTCATGTTGACGTTGTCAAGGTGTTACTCGCAGACTCTCGTGTAGACCCGTCAGCACGTGACAATTTGGCAATTCGCACTGCAAGTCAAAACGGTCGTTTAGACGTGGTCAAGGTGTTACTTGCAGACTCTCGTGTAGACCCGTCAGCAGACGACAATTTCGCAATTTGCGCTGCATGTGACAAAGGCCATTTAGACGTGGTTAAGCTGCTACTTGCAGACTCTCGTGTAGACCCGTCAGCAGACGACAATTTCGCGATTCGCATAGCAAGTCAAGAAGGTTATGTTGACGTGGTCAAAGAGCTGCTTGGAGACCCTCGTGTAAACCCGTCAGCACGTGTCAATCTCGCAATTCGATCTGCAAGTCGAAACGGTCATGTTGACGTGGTGCGGCTTTTACTTAAGCGCCGCGAAGTTGTTGCCATGGGTTTGTCTCGAGAGTACATTGATAAAGGAAAAACAGAGGAAATTCGGAAACTTTTACGTGAAACGTTTAATGCTGTTGGCGGGCGTCGTAAAACACGTCGTCAAACACGTAATAGACGCCAAAGTAGAAGGTAACCGCGATAAACCTCTGGTTACTTGTTTTAGCCAGCATTTATTGAAATATACGGATTAAAACAGCTACCAGCCAATATTTTCAGTCTAATTTTTTTGCTGAAAGACTGATGAGGCGGCTAACATCGCGGAACTATGACACAATACGTTCGTTGTAGTTGTTTTAATACGTTCAAGTTGTCCCCACATTATTCTTTCGGTCATTAACTTTTAGCGCTATACCCCAGAGAATGTTGTTATCGTTTGCAATTGCGGTGACCCTCTTCATCCTCGCGTTCTGGCGGAGAGATGACATTCAAACGATTGTTTCCGTTTCAAAAAACAACACAAAAACGAAAACGAAAACAAAAACAAAAACAATATGTTGGTTCGTGGATGACAGCCAAGTGAATTCGCGCCAGTGGATTGATTTCATGGCACGAAGCACCCGTGAGCCCAACGAACCATATCTCAAGATTTGCTTGTCCCGCGCTCGAGAACTGTGGGGTGAAACGTGGACAATCGAACCCGTTATTGGTCGCGATGCCATGTTGAACCTTCTTAAATCGCATGGAGTGCCAGAGGGTGTTGCTCAATGCCCCCCGGCATTGTTTATGCCTTGGTGTCGAGCAACGTATTTGGCCACCTACGGCGGTCTCTGGATGGATGGATCAATCTTGCCAATTGCGAAAGGACTCGACATGGGCGAGAATGAGGTGCTTGTGTTTGGCGCAAGTGCAGGCTGGTCCAAACACGCCGGTCACCCGATGTGGACTCGCCTTTCGACCGAATTCAGTGCGCAAATTGCCGCGGGTCCTCAAACATGGACACCTGTTGAAACACGGACACCTGTTGAAACACGGACACCTGTTGAAACACGGACACCCGTCGTAAACAACACAATCCTTTGCACAGACCGCGCAGTTTCACACGATTCCCACGGTCGTCGTATTGAACTCGAAACACTCTTGGGTAGCACAAGCTGGGACGTTACGATTGATGAAGGCGCAAAGTGGGTAATTTTGCCAGACGGGCGAGACGGTCTTGAGCGCGCGTCCCCGTATGCATGGTTTACGCGACTTTCAGAAGAACAAATTTTAGAAAGCAATTTTGTTTGGGCAAAATTAGCTCGCGGTTAAAAAACTTCGTTCAAAGTATACAGATGTGGTTTTTTAAATTAGCTCTGGCGTTTCTTCTCAGTCCTGGCGTTCTTTTGACACTGCCCCCCGGCAGCAAGGGTGTTTTCTTCAGTCGTCAAACATCGCTGTTGGCTGCCGCGGTTCACGCGCTGGTGTTTGTGTTCATTTCCCATGTATTTTGGGTGTGGTATACGACAGGCGCGATTGATTTGATTGTTGCGCGGTTCGAGATGTTCGAAAGTGGATCTGGAAATCCCGTGTGTTCTCAGCCGGGTCTGTCGTTTTGTCCCAAGACAGGCCACTGCCAAAAGAGCTGTTAAGACGACCACTCGATGGTGACGGGTTCTGTATGCACACATGCCGCGCTTTCGGAACACAATTTCCAATACTTCTTGTAAATATTTGCTTCGATATAATATCCGTATGGACGCAAAAGTTGGCGCAGAAATGGCAGCACTTTACCCGTTTCAAGCGCGTGGTCAAGAAGTCTTTGGTGGCACGGACGTATATAACGACGAAAGGATTCGATTTGCGCATCCTCTCGATTCCACGCATTCCAATGACATGCGGCTACAAACGGTTGTCCTGTTAATGCCGTAAATAAAGCCGCAACCGTTTCAAACGGTGGAATTATACTAAATTGCTGAGATTGCTGGGACTGCATGCGTACTTTTATCATGTAGCGGCGCTTTTGATTAACACGATTAAGAGCAGAATGGGTGTAAATGCGCCAATCATTATTGCGCAAAGTATCAAATAAATGAAACTTTGTGAAATAATTTCAATAATCATTGTGTAAAGCCGTTCGTCAATCCGTCTGTGTGTGTCAATTTTATACCTGCATTTATGCTATACCTGCAAGCGCAGCAATCAGGTCCATTGTTGACAATTTACCTTGAATTTGTGCAATATGCCCTTCAGCGCAAATTTTAAGCAACGCATGTTTGTCCGTCAACGACATGTCACTTCGAATCTGAGATTCCAACAGGTGCAAGCAATCCTCATAACTGTAACCAAGTTCCCAGAGTTGCAGAACACATTTTGTTATTTGTGTTAAATCTGCACGTAAAATACCTTCTTGAAATTCTTCAATAATATCCGTTGGCGGGACGTTGAAGAGTTGCCGAATTTCGTCTGCATCGGACGCATCGGATATGCGCAATGCTGCATGCATCAATTTAAATTTACGAGCGTCTCCGTTACACATTTTCGCCATTTGTGAACGAATTCCTTCCGGTACATCTGGACACATTGTCGCTCCATGCAGTGTAAGATTCACCGGAGAACATGCTAAAACAACACACCGGCTTTGAATCGGTTCGATAAAATTGTCGGGTGAAACGGCAACAAACACAAATCTCGCTTTTTGTGCATGAATTTCCAGTATTCGACGCAATGCCTGTTGGGTAACAATCGGCAGATTGTCAGCATCATCCATCAAAACCCATGCAGTTGTACCCGGAATATGCCGTGTGCGCCGTATGAATTCGGTTGTGTGATGCCGAATGACACTAATACCACGGTCATCCGCAGACGACATTCGCAAAATCATGCATTCACGTTGATCGTAATCCGTAAGTCCTTGTACCGTCAATTGCTCGTGAATCCATGCGTTTGCAAGCATCGTTTTTCCTACACCGGGTGGACCACACAGAAGAATGTGTGGGGGGTCCGTAAGACGTGAACGCAAAATTGCGACAACATCTTCTTGCCCAATCACAGCATCCATTTAATTACTGAACTATTCTTACGGGTTTAAATCAAGTACATGTAAGGAATAAAACATCCGAAATATTTTATTGATACATGGAATTCCTAAAAGAGTTGATTAAACAACATCGATCGGACCGGGGGCCTGCGCTCCAACATTGCTGACGGATTGCCACTGGGGATTTTGGCCTGAGAAATTGGGGCTGAACGTGTACGCGTCATTAAACGGTGCCATGCCTCCCTGTTGTTTGCGGCTTTGGCGACGGCTACGGTGACGGCTACGGTGACGGCTACGGCTTTGGCGACTGTGTTTTTGTTTGCGGTGTTTGATGCTACGGTGTTTGTGGTGTTTGATGCTGCGGTGTTTGCGGCTACGACGTCCACCCGTCGGAATAACACTGGGCAACTCCGCGAATGCCTTATCCAGGGGGCCCATTTGTGCTTGCTCGCGTGCAGACGCGTCCAGCAAAAGACCGGGGTACGAAATCGGCGCCATTCCACCGCGCTGAACAAGCATTGAGTTTGTTGGCATGGCGGCACATCCTCCGCCTCCTCTACGTGTTTTACGGACCATTCTTCTACTCAAGGCGAACAAAATCCTACATAGTCACCACCTTGTTAGGAATAGCCAATGCAACAATGTAAATGGAATTCTCGGTAATGATGATTTGGTCTGCACCCAACTTGAGCTGTTTTTGAATCGGGCTCGTAAATTCGTCTGCACTTTTAACGAGCATTTTTTCATTTGTCTCCTTGTCGACACCGATGAATGCAGACCCATCTTTGCTTGGTCCGTAGTAATCCAGCAAAATCGGCTTGTCCTGCTCCATTGCAAGACGGACGGCATGTTGCATGATTTTGTCGGACGGAAGGGCGGGAGCTGCGGGGGCAGCTGCGACAGCGGGTGCCTTAACTACTGCTGTTGCTGTGCTCATCTATTCTGTTTTGAAGACCGGAATGTTTTCAAGTGCTTGAGAACGCAGCAACGGTAATCTTGCGTCGGGGGGTTGTCCGCATTTTGTGTCGCAGGATATCAAGACCGGATCGGGTAGACACCGGCGGTATTGTCGCTGCTACAGCTGGGCGTAAAACGGTGTCCTGATGCTTTTCAAACACCGCCATGATGAATGCATACACATCATCCAATTGCTGCATGGTTTGTGCACCGTTAATGATTACGGACCCTGTTTGAAACGGGGCAAGTGTAATTTTACGGCAATTGCCGAGACTCTTTCCATCTCCGTTTCCCCTACACGGTTTTGCGCAAACACAAATGCCGGGATATTTCGTGTTATGCTTATTCCAGAAATATTTGATATTCACCCCTTGATAAATCGTAGGCTCGTAGGTGCTCCAAAGTCCATATTCTTTAATTGCGATTTCAAAGAGCTTGTCGCGGCGAATAAGTCGCCCCAATTTGAAATCGGAATTCATCATGCAAATGTTGAACTGTTTGATATAGGGCGGGTCGTCGTCTGGCCAAATTCCACGCCCAATATTCAATTCGAGCATATGTGCAAGTGCCGTACGCCCCATTTCGTCGCTGGAAATCCCCGTCATTTGAAAACCACCGTTTTTAAACAGCTTGATATTCACTTCTTTCCAGAAAGAATCTCCAACTTTTACGCGAAAAACGATGGAGGATTGATTAAAAAACCCATCCGAATGTTTCGGTTCAAGGCGTAAAATATCCGACGTACACTTTCCCTTGGTTTTCTGCGTTTCGCCTCGTCCTATTGAAATTTTGATTATGCCTTCTCCGACAAACCAGTATGGAATGATTTGACAATTTTCGAACAACTTGTTCAAATCTGGCGCTGAATGTATATTCCCTGTAATCGTCATGGTTGAAACGCGCAATGGAGTTTGCGACAACATTTCTACGGACGGATGTGCGAGTTGACACTGCGTCATTTTTTATGCAAGTGCCCGCACAACATTCTCCCACTCGTTTTGCAAGAATTCCGGTAAATAATTCCTGGATCTGGACCGTATGACAGCTTCCAAAAAAGGAACCCACACACTGTTTCCAACGGCGCTCGGAATGCCCAGAGCAAAGCACAACAAGAGCACTTGGCGTAACAGAATTGCCAACGGTAATCGACGAATCCCGTATTCCCAAATATTTATACGGTACTCTACGGATGCATTTAACAGTCGCTGAAACCACAACACCCAAATATTTGGATCTTCGTCAACTTGCGCCGTTTGGATGAATGACCGCAGATCGCTGCGCGACAAAATGCACGCCAGCCGTGTTGGAAGCGGTGTTTTTCGGTGTTCACGGGTTTGAATATCCATAATCAACTGCTGAATGTGCGTTGATTCCAGATTTGTGCAAAAAAACGTAAGTGCGCGCGACCGAATGGATGGAATAATACGTGAAATGGTGTTGCATAAAAATATAAACAGCGGCGCATGTTTGCCAAACGGAATGTCCATAAATGCTTTTAATGTTATTTGCGCGGGTTCCGTCATGGTTTCAATTTCGTCGAACACAATGATCTTTCGTTGAACACCGACCCACTTAACCATGATAAATTCCCGCACACGACCACGAATCGTTTCAATGGTTCTTTCGTCGCTCGCATTCAGATACAGGAGTGCACATGAAATTGGAATTCCCGGATATAAATCACTCGCAAATGCAAGTGCGAGTGTGGTTTTACCGGTTCCAGGCGGTCCATGAATGATTAAATGAGGTGCAATTTCGCTTGTTGTAGTAACACGTTGAAGAAATTTTCGTATAGTTTGTTGTCCCAGAATGCTGTCTAAATTGCGCGGTCGGTATTGTTCAGTCCAATGTTTACTCATCTACGGAGCTTTTAGAGACGAACTGTTTAAACCAGCGTTTGAGCTTAAACGGTTCGTCCATAAAAGCTCCGTAGAGCATGAGCACGAAGCGAGTGAAGAAGCCAACCGTTTCAAAGAAGAAGCCCGCGGTTGTGGCAGACGTAACTCCAGACGGGATTCGAGGCATTCTTCCTGAACAACGTCCATTGATTGCGCATTTACCCATTTTCAGTAAAGATATGGAAGATACCATGATGTTTGAGGGGGCAGAAACAATTGTAGGGGGAGGGGCCATGGGAGAAACCCCAATCCCGTTCGACATGGCGGAATCCTTTGCAGCATTTAGACAACAATCGACCCTACAGATTCACTCTGCACCTACACGCGAAACTGTGCCAGTAAATTATTCAGAAGTCCTAATGACACGTTTTCAGGATGCGAATCGTGATCGTAAATTGCCGACATCAACCGACATTGCATGTTTTTGGGATTGTCATGTGTTTTCAGGTAAACCCGTTGCAATACCCATTGAAATCAAGGATGACATATGGTATGTGTATGGGAATTTTTGCTGCCCTTCCTGCGCTGCATCGTACATTTTCAGTGAGCGCTTAGAATCACATGTTCAATGGGAACGTTTCGCACTCTTAAACGACCTTGTGGGTGGTTCAGACCCCGTTCGACTCGCGCCGCCTCGCTCATCTCTTCGCCTTTTTGGCGGACCGTTTGATATTACGCAGTACAGAGCCATTGTTCAAGAGCAAAAATTACGTGTTGATACAACTCTACCCCCCATGATTTCGATTAGTCAAGTGTTGGACACGAAGCTCATCGATTTGTATGATGCAAGTATTCGCTCATCTTTGATTCCGGCAGAAATGGACCGTCTGAATCGCCCCGGTGCGCAAGGGCTGAGACTTCGCCGCTCAAAGCCTGCTTTGAAATCCGAAAATACGTTGGAAGTTTGTATGGGTATTACAACAACGTCGAGTTAATCGCGATGTTAAATTTAATTTGACTACAATGTTTTTAGTGAAATTAAGTTAACAATCGTCGTATGCAAAAATAGTCTCGAAAGTAGTGATGACCACCGTGTGGCCCCTTGCAATGTCTGTCTTAATAAGTTTTTTGTGTATTTTGTATTTATGGGACGTTGCACGGTCATTTCGCGCACGACGGCGACTTGGAATCGATATGTCTGAAGGATTTACGGGTTCAACAACAGATATTGACCTCCGTTTGGACGGCAATTGCTACGACGCATTTTACGCAAAAATTTACGATTTATTGGTGCAACCGGGTGCACGCGCGCCAATGGAAACCAAAATCATATTGGAATGGATGACGCAAGAGGGAAAACCCGTGGGGGACATACGGGTTGCAGATATTGGATGTGGGACCGGCATGCATGCGGCTCTGTTTGCAAAACAGGGGGTTCGTAGTGTTGTAGGGTTTGACCGTTCGGATGCAATGATTGCTGTTGCTCGGAAAAATTGGTCGGATGTTTCAGGTGCACCTCAGTTCATTGTTGGGGATGCAACGGTTGCAACAATGGCCTCCGCGAGTCAGTTCGATCTTGTGACAATGCTGTATTTCACAATCTACATGGTGCCTGAACGTACACAAATGCTTAAAAATATCTTTTTATGGCTGGCGCCTGGGGGGACATTCGCAGTTCACATTGTAAACAAACACAAATTCGACCCCCTGTTGGAAGCCGCGAGCCCATTTGTGGGGTTTTCGGTCCAAAAATACGCGGACGAACGGTTGACGACCTCATCCGTTGCATTCGAAGAATTGGATTACACGGGAGATTTCCAGTTGCATGGCAAACGAGGAATGTATGAAGAAGTGTTTAAATTTCGCGATGGGCGCGTGCGGAAACACGAGCAGCGTCTTTGGATGCCAGACATCGCCGACATTGTTGCTGAAATTGAGGCTATTGGCTTCAAGTTAAAACATTTTGTGGATCTTACGGTGTTGTCGTATGAATATCATTTCATTTTTATGTTTGCAAAGTAGAAACGCGCGATTCAAACATATTTCGATATGCCCGAGCATTTATCACATCCAAATCCGTCCAGCAACATGCGGACACACGGTTGTTGACACATGTGTTGTGAAGTGCTTTTGCGTCTAAATGTTCAAGTAACAATGTGACCATTACTGTTTGAAGCGCTTCTGGAGCGCCCAAAAGAACCCCCCATGTAGGATGACCGACCTATGATGTTTTAGGCTAAAACATTTTAGACATTTTGTCACATAAATGCATAAAATGTTTTCAAAACATGCAGAATAACGCATAAACATTAAAAAGTGTGCGCTAAAGAC